CCTTGAGGGCGAGGTCGGTGCAGACCTCGACGGTCGTCTCGGCGCGGGTGATGGTGAGGCTCACGGTGGTGGGTCCCTTCTGGTGGTCACGGTGGTCACGGTGGAGACCCCGGCGCCCGCCCCACCGTGTAGCGAGCGCCGGGGTAGTGCGTCAGGCGCCGGCGACGACGGCGACCTCGACCTGCACCGCGCCCGTGACGAAGTTCGTCCACGTGGAGCGGATGACGGAGTTCGCCTCGGGGGCGACGTCCTGCTTCACGCCGGGCTGGAACGGGATGACCGTCACCTTGTCGCCGACCGCGAACGGCTCGTCGAACGGCTTGCCGCGCCGACGGACGAGGTACTGCTGCGAGCCCTCGACCAGGGTGTCGACGAGCTCGTTGTCCGTGGCCTCGACGTCGGAGTTGGTGTTGTCGATGCCCGTCAGGGACAGGCCGTAGGTCTTGCGCCCCGGCTTGCCGTAGGTCTCCGTCGAGCACAGGCGCTCGTCCGTGATCGTCGCCTGGTCGACCGTGAGCGCGAAGCCGTCCGGCGTCAGGTAGCACGAGATGTCGACGGCGCCGGCCGCGTTCAGCTCGGTGAGCTTCGGCGCGGCGGTGTCCGCGATCGCGGGGACGAGGACCGTCTTGACGTTGCCGTCGGACGGGGTCGAGGGGATGTCAGCCATCGGTGTTCTCCTTCGGGGTGCTGGCCTCCACCGGCGCCTCGGTCGAGGTCGCCGACTCACGCGAGGCCGGACGGCCCGCGAGCTTCACGTGGTGCTTGGGGGGTCGGGGGCGACTCGTCGGCGGGTAGCGATCGCTCTTGACGCGATCGAACGCGCGCCCGATGCGCGGGTCGCCCTCGGGCACGTCGAACTCGTGCCTGGTGTCGCGGTCCTTGACGCGGACGAACGTCGTCACGGGAACCTCCTCCTGGGCAGGTGTGGGCGCCCGGCGCGATGCCGTCGGGTTCGCTCCGGTCGGTTCAGGCGAGCCGCACGGCGGTCAGCTCGAAGTCGAGGACCGCGAAAAAGGCCGAAGCGTTCGTCGCGGGATACGTCACCTGTGGGTCCCTCGACACGGGCCGCGAGCTCACGTGCCGCAGCGGGCTGCAGGCCCAGCCGTCAGCGACGGGCCGAGCGCCCTCGAGCGTCGTGCGCAGTCCCTCGGCGCGATTCGAGCAGCCATGCGCGTTGGCCGCGGCGGCCGTCACCCGCACGCGGACGCGCTGCGAGTGCGGCGAGCCGGCCAGTGAACGGTCCCGCGGCGTCGGCACGTCGAGGACGGCGACCGTCCACGGCAGCGCCGCGCCCTGGGGAGCCTCTCCCTCGTGCGTTCCGACTGGGAGCAGGGCCAGGATCGCCTCGCGGAGTGTCACAGCAGATCTCCGAGCGCCTTCGCAAGGGACGCCACCAGGCGCGGCTCCTCGGCCTGCAGTGGCGCGTCGATATCGAGGGTGCCGCCGCCGCCGTGAGCGCCGCCGAAGTATGCGATGTCACCCAGCGAGCCGCCGAGCACGCCGATCTCGGGGCCGATCTCGTAGCCGACATGCGACGCGAAGCCGATGCGGTCGTACGAGATCGAGGGGGCGACCGATGCGAAGTGCCGCGAGCTCGCGGCGTCGGCGGCCATGTCGTCCCTGACGTTCTGTGCGCCGCTCTTGAGTACGGGCTCGACGACGTCCAGGGACTTCGACGCGGCGCGGGACAAGTCGAGTGCGAGGCGGTTGATCCCGGTGGTTTCGATGGTGAAGCCGCCCCCCCCGCCCCCTCCTGCACACCGAGCCGATACGCGGTCGCCTGCGACTTGTGCAGCAGCGCGACGACGCGGTACTGCCGCCCGGCAAGCTCGGGGTCGAGCAGCGCCGAGTCGATCGTCACGACGTCACCCACCTGCGGGACGTACGAGCCGACCGGGACGTGCACGCTGTAGCGCTGCACCGTGACCGTGCTCGCGCCGCCGATGTCCGGCGTGTACTCCTGCGGCTCGTACGTCTGGACGCGGCAGGCGCCCTCGTAGAGCGGCTCGGAGTAGGTCTGGGTGACGTTGCCGTCGCCGTCGGTCGACTCGCCGGCGACACGGCGGACGATGCAGGTGTCGAGCATGCGGGCCTCAGCCTGTCGACGAAGCTCCGGCAGCGCACTCGTGATCGCGTAGGCGAGGTCCATCATCCGGCCTCGTAGAGCGGCCCTGCGAGGGTGAGATCGGCGCCGCACGAGCAGTAGAGGGCGCCGAAGTGCAGGGAGCAGACGGGCGCGTGCCAGATCCCGCCGCCGGGTGCCATGTCGAGCGTGAAGGCGCCCGACTTCGCCTTGTTCCGGTCGAGCATCGCCCACCACTCGTCGCGGATGAACACCCGTCCGCGCGAGGTGGAGTAGCGCTTCGCGACGCGCCCGTCGTCGACCGCCACCTCGACCGAGGTCGCATCGTCCGGTCGGCGCACCTGTGCCACGACGGCCTCGCGCACGACATAGGCGAGGACGTCCTGATCGAGTTCGTCTGGGTCGCCGAGCCTCGCCTCGATGAGCATGTAGGCGTCGGCGATCCACATGTCCCACTGCTTGCCCTGGGGCGAGTCGTCCGCCGGCACGTCCTGACCCAGCGCCACGGCGATGTCGTCGATCAAGACCCTCACGTCGCGTCACCGCCTCTCAGGTGGCCGCCCTGGGCCGGGGAGCGTGCGTCTCGCCCGGCCCAGGGGGTTGTCACTCGGCCGACTGCTCGTCGGTCTTCTTGGCGCGGCGCGTGCGCGTCGCCTTGGGCTTGTCGTCCGACGACGGCTCGTCGACTGCGCGGAAGCCCTGCCCGAGAAGGCGATCGGCCCTCTCGTCGGAGACCTCGACCCGTGCGCCGTTCGCCGCGATCAGCCGCGCGCCCATCAGGAGTCGGCGACCGCGTTCTGGATCTTCGCGAACGCGTCGAGCGTCGCGATGCCCCAGCCGTAGACGACCTCCGCGCGGAAGGCGACCTGGTTGTTGCGCTTGAGGTCGCCGCCGCCGTCCGGGTCGCCGTACTCGATGACCTCGAGGCCGATCTGCCGCTGGATGCCCCAGCGGACCGCCGAGAAGTCGCCGACGATCGCCTTGAGGTTCGAGGCCGTCGCGGCCACACCGACCGCGCCCACCGTGCGGGACACCGACGCGCGGTGCCCGTCGAGCTCGGACACGTCCGTCGAGAGCGCGAAGTTCGGGTAGAGCTTCTGCTCGGAGTTGGTCCCGCGGGCCGTCGAGAAGCCGGCCGCGAACGACGGGTCGAGCGCCACGTCTCGGGGAACGTAGCCGTCCGCCAGGACCAGCGTGTCCGCCGCGTCGAGGTACGTGTACGGCTTGACGGGCGGGATGTCGTCCGTCTCCACGATGTTGGTCGTGTTGACGAGTCGCTGCGTCATGGCCGCGACCGCGGCACCGCCGGTCGGGTTGATGCCGTGGATGATGCCGTAGTCCAGGGCACGCGACAGCGCCGGCTGGATGAGGGCGAGCACCTGGTCGACGACGTCGACGAGGTCGTCCTCGTCGGCCCACATGACCTCGTTCGTCCACCGGACGGTCTTGTGGAACTTGAACGGGGTGGCCGTGACGGTCGTCGGCGTGATGGTCGAGCCGCCCTTGTTGCCACCCTCGGCCACGTACTCGGCCTCGCCGATGTCGAAGGTCATCGACTGGCCGGGGCCGAACTTCATCGGGATCGAGTCGGACAGGGCCGCGATCACGGATCCGGCCTGGACCTTGCCGAGCCACGGGTCGAGCCGCTGGTTCGGCAGGTTGAGAGCGCTGGTCGTCAGCGTTGCCATGAGGAACTCCTTCAGGGGCGCTTGATGAGCCCGCGCGCGAACTCGCGCATCGGGTCGTCAGTCGGTTGGGGGTTGGTGCCCTCGCGGGGCACGACGTTGGACTTGGTCTTGCGCTCCGTGTCTCGCGCGGCGAGACGCTTCGCCTGCGCCGTCAGCGACTCCTCGTCGGGGCCGGTCAGGAACAGGTCAGCGTCCTCGTCGGAGATCCCGTGCGCGGCCTGCACGCGACGCTTGAGCGCCTCGTGGCGGG